TTGCCAAGGATGTTGACCTTGGTCTTCACCCCGTCCATCGTGCGCACGGCGGACGTCTGGATGGCATTCTGAGCGGCGACGAAGTTGTAGATGGTGCTGTTTGAGCCGACCGCCTTGATCTGCATGACATCCTGTTCACTCAGGATGACGTACTTCTTGCCGGTGCGGTCCTTGACCAGGTCGAGGAGGTCTTCTGTGAAAATGTCCGCCAGCTTGCCCCGAAGGACCAGCTTGGCATGGGTGACGCTCTCGTAGGTGTAGTCGAGATTGACACCCCATTCCTTGCACAGGGAAGCGGCCACGTCCTTTGTGCTTTTACCGGAGGAGAAAAAGGCGAAATGGTCCGACTTCTGGAAGTAGATCAGGTTGTCGTAGCACTTCAGCTGGAATGTCCTGTCGGTGAGGGAACTCTTGTATCCGCGATCCCATATGAAGCCTCGGAAGGTTTCACCCTCCTTGCTGCCATCGTTTGCGTGCAGGAATACCCGGTCACAGACATCCAGAATGTCTGTGAGCCACTTGTCGCCGACTTTGGTATTAAGCAACTGGATGGTCACACACTTTGCGATCTGCTTCTTCTGGTCGGAGATGTCGATGCTCTCGATGGCGGGGGTGATTTCATACTTCGTGCCGCCGGAAATGACGTAGGCCGTGTATTCAGGTTTTGCGGTGGATGCTGCCGCCATATCGTCACCTCTTAACTTTTGGGAATGGAAAGTTTGACACCGGGGAAAATCCAGTGTCCGTTATCGCTGGACTTGTAGCCGCGCTTCTTTGCCGTGGACTCGATGATGTCCTTGTTGGCATTGTAGATGGTTTTCCATTTGGATCCGGCGCCGAGTAATTTCTGAGCGATCTTCCACAGGGTATCGCCGGACTTGATGGTATAGGTGGTCACTTCTTTGGAGGGTCGCTGCGAGTCGCTGCTGCTGCTCGTGGATTCGACCTTCGTGGTTTTGATGGTGATATCACGCGCCTCCTGGAACTCCAGCTCATAGGCCAGATCTCCATAGGGGCCGTATCCTTCATCCCGGTAGTTGCTCACATGCACATCGAAGTTCCACGGGTAGCCGACCACCAGGATGTTGATGGTAGTTCCCTTGGCCTTCCAGTCTTCCAGGATGTCGTGGTAATGTTTCGGCTCTTGCCAGGTACCGTGGATGGACGGATCCTCCGAACGGCCTTCTCCCGGGAATTCAGCTTCCCAGCCGATGCGGGCCAGCTTGGTACCGGTGGGGATGGCGACTTCACCGCGGTTCATGATGTCATAGATCACAAACTCCGTGTCGCCGCTCGTGTATTTGATTTTTTCGGGGAGAATGGGGAACCGGATCTCCCGGCTCCCACCTTTCTCTCGTGCATAGATATCAACGGTCATCAGTTGCCACCTCTCACAGGCGTATTTTCAAACTGTGCGCCGAACGCATCCGCAAAGATACCAGCAATGTCATCCGCTGCCTCTGCCAGCTTCTCCTTGATGACAGCCGCAACCGTCTGGCCATCTGCGGCATCCACATGGACATCGATCTGCACACCGCCGACGTCTACCCGGACGGACTGACCGCCGCCAGCGTTGCCTGCGAATCCGTAATACTGGGACCGGGCTCGTGCGTCTGCACTGTTATCGGTAACACCGCCACGGAAGAATCGGTCAACACCGAGCATGGAACCGGCCTTCTTCCACAGCTGCAGGGCGCGGTCACGCCGCTGGCTGCTGAGCGGGATAATCATTTCGGGGCTGCCTTCCTCTGCGACCTCAATCAGCTTGGAGCCTCCACGGACGATGCCACCATTGAAGCCGGTAACACCGCCACGAGCGAAGGATTCCAGGGCACTGGAACCGCCGACGATGCCGCCTCGGAATTCCTGCAGAGCAACGGGGCCTACACGAATCGGGGAGACACTTCCCTTGACGGGACTGACATTGACGGTCGGTGTGAAGGTGTAACTGCTCATGATGCCGAAGTCACCGCCGTTCAGGGCGAGTCTGCGGATGATGCTCTTCTTACCATCGATGCCGATGATGACCTCCTCAGTCAGTGCATCCGGCACGCTGTCATCTACCGCCTTCTTGACCCTTGCCGCGGTATCTTGCGGAACTGCAACACCCAGTTTCAGCATGAGCTGACCATCAACTTCGACCAGCTGCAGCTGCTGGGCAATGCCGCCGAGCATCTGAGCAAGAGCGCCGGCAGTGCTTTCCGACAGGCTATCGATGCCGATGAATTGCCGTGCCTGTTCGGTTGTCCAGGAGATGGGGTCGATGCCCTGTGCAAGGGAGTCCTGCAGAGCCTTGGACAGTTTATCCTTGGAAATGCCGTAGGCATCACCGATGATGTCCAGCTCCACATTCAGGATCTCCGCCTTGACGGATTCAACCTTGGCCGTGTAGCCGTCCACCAGGGTCTGGAGCTGGCTGTTGTACTCTGCTTCGCTGATGGCGCCGTCCTTCAGCTGAAGCTGCAGGGCAGATACGCCAACCTTGAAAGCCTCGTCGTTTGCATTCATCCGCTCGTCCAGAGCTGTCTGGATCTGAGCCATGAAGCTGTCGAAGGAGTCCAGGTCCAGCTTGCCATTGCCGAACTTCAGGTCGATCAGCTGAAGCTCTGCGGCACTCTCCGCGTCGGAGATCTTCTGAGTGATTTCTGCAATCTTCTGCTGGGCAGCAGCAATGGCCGTCTGTTCCTCTGCATTGAGGAAGCCGTCCGCAATGGATTCCGTCAGGAGTTCGCCCAATTCCTTGCCTGCTGCGTCCAGTTTTTCCTTGTACATGCCGTAGAACGCATTGCCGGACTCTATGATGGACTTTCCGCCCGCGGATTCCAGGTCAACCAGGAGTCCCACAGCGGCAGTGAATTCATAGTGCTTGTTTTCCAGGTATGCCTGGGCAGAGGAGATATACTCGTCGAACGATTCCGTGATGGCTTCGATTTCGTCATCGTTGAATGTGACACCGAGGCCAGCCTTCCACAGCCAGCGGTCGGTATTTCCTCCCGCTGCGTTCAGCGACTGCATACTTGCCTGCGCCTGCTTGGTAGCGGAGACGAACTTCTCATAGACCGCCAGATCCTTGCCCCAGACGACCTGGTCTGCAAGGCGCTTGATTTCGGTCATGGAGAGCTTGATGTCACCGAAGTGGTCCTTCATGTTCTGCCAGACCATTTTGTTCTTGGCAGCGAGCTTTTCTTCCTCGGTCTCCAGGTCCTGCACAGCTGCCGTGACATCGTTGATGGCATCATCAGTTGCACGGATCTTGTCGGCTTCATAGTCACCCAGAAGCCAGCCACCGATGCCGCCGATGCCTGCTCCGAGCAGACCACCGAGCAATGTACCGAGGCCGGGAATGACGCTGCCGAGGGTTGCACCGATAGCTGCGCCGCCTGCTACACCGCCGATTTTTGACCAGCCGCTATTCCTGCTTGCCTGTGCCTCAATCGCATCATTTGTCGTGTAGCCCTTGTACAGGTCAAAGCCGCCCTTAATGAGGGATGCACCGCCTGCCAGTCCACCGGCTATTCCACCGAGGCCCAGTGCAGACAGCAGGCCAGCACCTAACGATGCGCCGCCTGCGAGGTTGCCGGCACCCATGCCAATGGCCGCCTTGGTGCCGAGGCCGAAGAGACCGGTCATCGCACTGGCCGAACCGAAGATGTTCTTTGCGCCGCCGATAAAGGAACCGACACCGCCGGCAAAGCCGGCCAGTCCTCCGGCAGCTTTGCCGAGGCCGTATCCGCCGATCAGGACCTTTGCCCATCCAGGCAGTGCGCCCCATACGTTGCCGATTGCATTTACAAATGCGTCGGTGATGGCAGAGCCGTCGAAGTTATCCATAAAGCCTTGGACGAAGGAGCCTGCAATGCTGCTTCCGGCTTCGCTTCCGATGCCTTCATCCAGCACATCCGTGGCACCGAACAGAGCCAGCAGACCCTTGGTGAGCATTTCGCCCATCCAGGAGCCGATCTTTCCGGCTGTTTCTGCTGTCTTCTCCCGGCCGCCGCCTTCCCACCACTCACTCAGCGGGTCAGCGATGACACCATTCCACAGCATGGAGACCTTATCCTTCAGGCTTGCGTTTTTGAATTCATAGGAATCCGTGATTTCCGTGATACGCCCAATGGCATTCTCGAACTTGTCAGCGAGCCAGTCAGAGATGTTCCGGCCGATATCATAGATGGTGTCGCCGAACTCAGTCAGCGCACCGTCAGCCTCGTTCAGAAGCTCCACAACGGATCCGAATCCGCGCTTTGCTCCGTCCTGAAGGCCCTGGCCCCAGCGACGGAAAATGTTGATCTCGAAGGTATCCTCAATCTGGCTCCACAGACCAGTCACGGTCTCGTTGGCGGTCTTGTCCATCATGCCCTTGTATTCCATCATTCCGGACAGAAGGGCATCCAGCGCGACGTTGGATGCGATGGCACCGTCTTCGAGGTCTTTGGTCATTGCCGCGATACCTTCATCGCCGGTACCGTAGCCGAGACCTTCAGCCAGGTATCTCTTAGCAGAGATGCCCGCCTCTGCCAGCTGATTCAATTCTTCAGTGGACAGACGGCCCTTGGTCTTGATCTGAGCCAGCGCGGTAACGATCTGCTGAAGACCCTGCTCACCCTTGCCGGTAGCAGCTGCGGCATCGCCGATGGTCCTCATATCGTTAATGATGCGCTCCGCATCCCAGCCCATGGCCAGCATTCGCTGCGTCTGGGAAATGACCTCAGCGGACTTGAACGGTGTGGCCTTGGCGAATGCGTCCAGGTCATCCATCATCTGCTGCCCTCGGCTCTCACCCAGCAATGTGGAGAAGCCGATCTGCGCAGACGAGTATTGGTCCGCCAGGCTAATCGGTTTGACGACTAGATTCTGCGCCGCCAGTCCGGCAGTGATGGCTGCCACGAGGCCCTTGATGCTGAACAGCGTATTTTTCAACGCTCGTAGCGGCGCCGTTGCGTAGTCCAGGATCTTGACCGGCACACGGAAGACCTTTCTGGTCAGGTTCCGCAGGCCGTCACTCACTTTATTCAGTGTGCGAAGGGCATTGGAGTCCTTGAGTTCCAGGAAGGCATTGAACTTCTTCCCGGACCAGCTCTTGAGCTTATTCAGTGCCCTGGAGATCTTCGCGGTTGCCTTGTCGTCCACATCGACGGTGGTCTTCGTCTTCCGGAGTCCGAACTTCCGGAGGGTGGAGTCGAGCTTGCTCAGCTTCCTATCGACTTTGCTTGTTTCGGCATCGATGGAAGGCTTGGCCTTCTTCTTCGCCAGGTTGTCGATTTCACGGCCGGCTTCCTTGGCCTCTTTCTCAACCTTATCTAAAGCACGGGAGGTGGCCTTGGCTCCTCCGGTCGCGTTGTCAATGAAGCGAAGCTCCAGATCCATCGTGATTTTATTGGCCATTATGACGCACCTCCCTGATTATTCTTGTTGCTGAAATGTCTGCATTTTATTGGGGTGTCCCCCTCTTCCAGAGCCTTGCGGATGGAGGCGATCATGAAGGACCGCTCTCCATCCGTGACTCTGTCATTCCGTGTCCGGAGTCCCAAAAAGACACCGGGTTCGATGTGTAGGTTTTGGAAGGCGTAGTGTGCGTAGAACGACAGGCCGCCTTCCTCTATCAGTTTAAGACTGAAACGTCACATCATCCATTGCTTCCTCGTCTTCATCGTCGAGGCCGCTGATGTCAGTGATCTTGTCGAGCAGCTTGCTCTTGTCGCCCAGGGTCAGGATCTTGTCGATGCTCTCCCAGGGTTCCATCAGTCCGAACTTTCTCATGAATTCTTTGTTGCCCCAGATCTTCTGCTGGTCATCCTCAGTGGTAGCCAGGTAGATCAGCCAGCTCTTGAACTTGGAGTTGTCAAAGCCGATTTCGACCTTGCCGTACTTCTTGCCCTGGGGATGGTCCTTGAACTTGGTTGCCTGCTTACGAGCCTGTGCCGCATCGCTGTCGCTGATGGGATGGACGTGCAGCGTAAACATGACCTTGCCCTTGCGGGTAATGTCGAGCTCGTAGACATCCTCGTTCTTGAAGTCAGCTGCGTCGAACAGGGTCTGCAGCAGGTCCTTCTCTGCTTCGATGGGGTTGTTGGCCTGTTCCAGGCCGGTTACGTTTTCCTTTTTCTGGGTTGCCATAATGTTGTCCTCCTTAATGTTTTGGAAGAGGCCCCTAACGCAGGGGCCTCTTTATGGTGTTGCATTCAGATTACAGGTAAGTGGATGCGATGGAAGAGATGATGTCGGGGATCTCGTTCAGGGTGTAGTTCTGCTCACGGGAAACGATTTCGCCGGGAGTGACGTTCATCAGGCCGAAGTTGCCATTGGGCACGGCGTTATTGAAGGCATAACGCTGCTCCTGGCCGTCGGGCTTCTCCAGCT